AACTGATACATAATCATCAAGGTAATTCGACATTTAACTTCTCTCTCCCTGCGAAATCATTTATCGCATCTTCTAACTGTTCTTTTAATGAATAAAATGTGCCATCTGGCCAGTTCTGTGCTTCATCTGCGCAAGGCTGGCAATAGAACCTAACCTGTGCTTTGCGAAGCGGTGTCTCGCTTTGGACTTTCCAAACTGCTGGAGTTGTAGCTCTTAAATCCCAGCCGTTTTTATTTTGTCCCCAGCGATATTTGCAGTAATCGCAGTATTGATTTTTATTGTGATTGCGAGTCAAACTCAATGTCATCCCAATCTTCTGGTGTAGAAAATCTGCATCGACCCAAGATAGCGGCATATCCAATGAGGTCGAGATACGAATCCTCGCGCTCTGGACTTTCCACCATTCTTGAGAGTTTTGTCGCAATAGCAATAAGCGCCAAGTCAGATGGGTCTCTGAGCTGAACACCGAGTGCTGTCGCGACTTTGTAAATGCGTAGAAAATTGTGCCTCGGGTCACCATACTCAATCCCTCTGTCGAATAAGGTAGCACCAGCATCGTCGAGCCAGTCACTTAACGATCTCTGTGTATCGGACACTTGCTCTCCCTCTCTTATATCCCTCATTAAAGGCTTTGGCTTTGGCTGAAGTCCAAAGAGCCCATAAGTAAAGGCCGAAGAATGGAACGCCAATAATTATTCCTACTACTACTTCATCAGATAAATTAGGCAACATCTGCGCTCACCCCATATTTATCTAACCAATATGCTGAGATTTCGGCCTTAGATAAACGGCCTCTCAGCTGCTTCTTACCCATCCGCTCTTTAGCGAATCTTCTAATTATTGATCCCTTAACCCAATTTGTCTCATCAGTCCAAGCCCCTGCTTGAGAATCAAATCGAATAAGAGTTACTTTATTTACCATTTCACTCCCGTTCTGTAATCCCTAAATGGATTAACGGGTTAAATGTATTTGCTTAAATCTATTTAGACAAGTAATAGCTCGGCGTGGCGAATATCAAGATAGCCAGCAAGTCTTTCGTTGGTCGCTTTGTTGGCAAAATCGGTAGTTATAGGCAACCGCTTTAATACCCATTCAGGCTCGATTAGAGCCCCTAAATCAAACTGGTATATCCCTTTAGGTGTCGAGTTAATGTAAAGGGTCTTAGCGCCCGTTCTAGCCCTTATATCGGCCAGATAATCCCACTTCTTCTTCTCAATCAGCAAAGTATCATAATGAGTCCTACGGCATTTAAGCTCAAGGTAGGCGTTATGGGTTATGCCATCTGCTCGGTCGGTCGCTGATAAAGGCGTCAAGTCTGGATAAAGCGACTTGAGAGCCTCAAAGAGCTCAACCTCTCGAAAATAGATTAGTTATCTTCCTCGCCATCTTCCCAACCAATTTTCCTCATTGGGTCATCAAGTGGCACTATCCAATCAGGATAAGAGCTACGATCCATTGCAAAGGCTAAGGCAGTTCCCTCATCCATCCCTGCTCTGCGACAAGCTTTATAAACTTCATTGGCAGCAATAGCCCAGAAATCAAGCTTTGTTAAAGGCGTTTCTTTAGTAGTCCTGCGTCTCTTAGGACGCTTGACTGGCTTCTTACTTACGCGCTTTCGCGTTGCCATTTCTGACCCCTTTCGCTAGGGCCAATTCTAGCTGAGACTCCATTTTATCAAGGCGCGACACTATTGGAATATTCTCCAATTTAATGATGTATCGCAGGCCAGCAATCAGAAGAGCTATTGATCCTAAGACTGAAGCTACTAAGGTGGCCAATTCAGCCGCAGGCATTAACGGACTTTGCCGTAACGCTCATAATTGGGGTTGAGCCAGTTGATGATGCTAGGCAAGACTGAGACTAGAGCGGCATTGGCAATTGCAGCAGGGTCGAATCCCACCGCTAGGTAGGTCGCTAGTGCTGCTGCTAGGAACGCTTTGCCCCAGCTTTCGGCGGCTTTTTTTAGGTCTTTCATTAGATTCTCCTTCGAGCTCGAAATAACTGCCATCTTTGTCTCCCAAAGTTGTAAATGAAATATGGAAATGTGAGCGGTGTGGATTAGCGCCATTATATTTACGCCGCTTCCAACCCAGTATCGGACTCATTATCTTGCCATCAAAGATAATGTATTTAATTCTTTTATCGCCGTTCTTTGCTAACTTACGAATCTTCTCAACCAGCGCATAAGCTTCTTCTTTATGTGCTGATAGGTCAGAATCAATATCTATAGCTCTAACGATTCCATCTCTTGGTATATGGTCAGAAGTGCTTTTAGCGAGGTGACGAGCATCAGCAATCCAGCCATCAGACTTACGATCCCTATCAGGATAATCGTCATCGATTTGCTCCCGTAACTGAACACCCGCTGCACATAATTTGGCCATTATCTTTATAGATTGTTCTATAGACCAAGGGCCTTGAGATCGTCTGAGGTCAAGCCGAGAGCTGCAAGTTTGGCTTCGGCTTCAGCCTTAGCACTTGCTTTCTTCGCTTCTTCTAAAGCCAAAGTTTCTAGTTCTGCATCGGCTGATGCTTTATCTAATTCAGCCTGTTGCAATTCTAAATCATTAGCATCTCGCACTATTTCTTCGCCTGTTTCGCAATTTATTTCTTTTATTTTCATTTTAAGATACTCCATATAAGTAGATGGTGCCGCCTGTAAAGTTTTGCCCGCCATTGTCAAATAGGGTTATAGAAGTGATTGCTTGCTGGCTATCTAATAGACCTCTAAAAGTGCTATATGCTCTATTTCCGCCTGATGCTTCGCCCTGCATTGTTCCAGTAATTGTAGGATTATGGGCTACTGTGTAATTATAGACCCAAGCCTCGCCAAATAGATTCCTATAATTGTTTGTTGCGTCAGCGGTTGTATCTCCAAAACGCATAGCCGTTTGCGAACCACCTGAAGCGCCTGAAACTGAAGCAGAACTTAATTTTATTGCATAAAACCAATAATCACCTGAAGTTATACCATTAAATCTTACTCTTAAATCTAATAAATTAGGTGTAGCAATTTTTAGATTTTTTACGCTAACAATTAAATGCTTATAGGTAGCAGGTATTGCGCTAAAAGTGACTGTGCTAACGCCGCTTGGCGAAGTTGAACTTATTTGAGTGACACCACCACTAGCAGCAGGGGCAGCCCATTTAATTTTGCCATCAACTGCTGTATCAACTGTGAGGACATTTCCGTTGCTACCAACGGCAAGCCTCTGCACTGCATCAGCTGCATCTCCAACTATTAAATCTCCCTCAGCATCAATGAGCGATTTAGCCACCGCTGCTCCAGCGTTGTTAAAAACTGTGGTATCAATTGCTGATCCAAGTGTGCGGATAGCAGCTGCGCCATCTTTAACTAGGTCCGTATCGTCAGGCGTAGTCCAAGAGTAATTCGTTGTGGTTGCCATTTATTCTCCTATGCAACTATTGTAGCGTTGAGCCAGTCCAAAGTCGGGCTGATTGTATTCCAAGTCTCAGTCAATGGAACTGAGCTCCATCTGAACGCCTGAAGGCTAAAAGCTATAGGCGATACATTTAGAGTCAAATTAAGCTGATTAAGGCTAGCCGTCCAAGTCCAACCTTCTACGAATCCTTGAAATTCTCCATTTACCATATTGGCTGGCAGGTTAATGATATTGAGCGGTTGGCCCATAAATACATTTAGTAGGTCATCGCGTTCCCCATCGGCTATTTCTGGACTAGCTACTGGGAAGGTTATCTGCCTTAGGGCAAATTGAGGATAGGCGCGAATAAGTAGATAGAAGGCTGCCTGAGCCTCTGCATCCCCTTGGTTGCGTAAAGTGGTGGCTATTGTCGTTGCTAGTTGCCCATAAAGGCTTATAGAGGCTGCATCGCTATCTGTGGTGCTTTGGTTGCCAGCAGAGCCATAACTAAGGGTTATTGAATTTCTTACATCTCCAGCTCGCTTAAGGATTGATAGTGCTGGTCCAATTGCATCGTTGCCATCTAAATCAACATAGCCATTAGTTGCTAAATATTGAGCCCTGTGGGTCGAATCTGCGTAGCCGATACGCCCTTGAGAATCCTCATATAGATATCCAAGTCCGCTAGTCGCAAAGCGAGAGGCTAGGTTATAAACTGTGTCATTTAGATTGTTTTCAGAGTGAAGTTCATAATCTCCTGGAGTATCGATTTCTCCAAGCCCACTGTTTTCTGCATCCTGCCATTGAACTAGAGGATCGTAGGTGTTCCAAGTCTCAGCAGATGGCACTTCATTCCATTGGTCGAATAAAATTGTGCTAAGTAATTCCAGAATTCGGTCACCATCAAATTGATGGGCAAAATTGCCTACATAGACTGCTCGGTTAAGTCTGGCTAGAGCTCCTACTGCAATTATATTAATTCTTTGGGTTGTTGCACTTGAGCCAGAAATATCGACTGTAATGCTTAGGTCAGTAATAAAGCCACCAAATAGATTTACATAAGTGGCTGTTGAATCTTGGACTTCAATAGTTACTGCATCGTTAATCTCAAAGGGAACTGACGCCTCGGCGGTTTCAAGAAGCGTAAGGTTGCAATATCCAGCAATAGGCTGAGAGTAAATATCTGTACGACCAGAAGTAATAGTTAATCCGCTGAGTGTTGCGCCAGTAACTGTTGATCCATTTACCTTAACGCGATAGATAGGATTCCAGATACTCATAAGACTAGTTGGCTACCTCCGCCACCTGTTCTGGCTTGAGTCTGGTTTAGTGCCAAGATAACTGCTCTAGTAAATCCTTCTTCATCGATAGCCGATGGAGCATTGACATTGACAATAACATTTCCGCGATCTTCGCCTCGTCTCGCTGCTGCTACATCAAAGTTAGAAGGGATGGCGTTACCGCTTGGAACTAAACCGCCTGAAGTAGCGCTACGACTTACTGAGGGAGCTGCTGCGCTTGCTGGTGGAGTAGTTGCGCTTGGAGGCAAGGTTGGAAGGACTACTGATGGGCTAGGTCTGGAATTGCCTCCGACACTTCCCCCACCGAATGGCAACTGAATACTTGGAGCAATTGGAGTAGGAGCGCTAGTTTTAATAGTAGGCAAATTAGGCAAAAATGAGATTCTGTTATAAGCCTGAATTAGCGAATTGATGCGCTGAATAGCCCCGTCAATCAATTTAAGTAATCCATTGATTGCGCTGCTGATAACACTTACTACTGGCCCAATAATCTTGAGAACTACTGAGAAGGCTATGCCTATACCTTCGATAGCTTGGACTAATTGATATTTGATAATTGGGACAATATATTTAACGAAGAAATCGGCCATAGTTCTGAATAGGTCAGTAACCGCTTTTATATCATCCTTGTTATGCTCCATCGCAACACTTACGCGATCAAAGGCATTTCTCAGCGCTTCAAGAATAGGAGCAAGGGCATTTCTTGCGGTGTTTATAAAATCTTTAGTTTGTTGAACTAAACCAGTAGAGCCACCGAATGACGCAGCAAGCTTTTCTATGACGGGTAAGAATTTGTCATTGAATAAATTAACTACACTTAAAGCAACTGGAAGAAGGGCTTGGCCTAAGACTATTTTGGCTTCATCTAATCTTGCAGTCAGAATTCTTTGGCTGTTGGCCATTCCATCGGCAGTTCTAGCGAAGTCACCCTGAGCGTCAGTAGTCTGCTCAAGAATTACTTTGTGAGCTGCTAGGACTTTTTGCTGGGCGGTTAAAGTTCCAGAGCCAGAATAAATGCCCATTTCCATAGCTTTGGCTTTAAGGGTTGCATCATTGAGCAATACGCCAAAGGCTCTAATAGGTTCAGACTCACCTCGAAGGGCAGCACCAAGGGCTGTGATTGCTTGATCTACTGAGGTGTTATTAAATGATGCTAAATCTGATGCTAAGGTTACGAATTCGGTTGAGAAGCTAGTTAGTTCTTCTCCAGCAAGTCCAGCTGATTTACCAAAGATACCGAAAGTAGCAGCGGCGTTCATCGCCTGAGTTCTGGTCTGGCCTAGTGAAGCGGCTGCCTTTGCTCCAAAGGCTTCGATATTCTTGGCGCTCTCTCCAAAGATTACATTGACTTTAGATACTGTCTCGGCTAAGTCAGAGGCAGCAGCAACTGCATCCTTACCAATCTTGATAGCCATTGCTCCAGCTGCAGCACCTACCGCAGCTAGGGCTATACCAGCCTTCTTTGCAAAGTCACCGACTTTGTCCCCGAAGCTCTTAGTAGTGGCGTTAGCCTTATCCATTCCCTTGACAAATTGAGTTGTCTCAGCAAGGACTTCGAGTTTAAGTGTGCGCCAATCTTTAGCCACTCTTACTCCAATTCTGAACTACTTTATTCATAGCCTGTAAGTATTTTAGCGTTAGTTGAGGCTGAATTTTGCGAAGGGTTGGAAAGATGAAGTAGCCATTCGAGCCGCCCCTTGGCGCTCTCCCTGACCAAGTTGGAAATTGTTTGAACTTCTTTGATCCGAATTCCAAGCCTTGCCAAAGTGTTCTCGTTGAGCCTCCACCTGATAAACGCTGATTAGCGAAACCATAAGATAGCCGTCCCGTTTTACTACTGCGAGAGACTGATGCACCATCAACGACTCGCCTGACGGCCTTATTTGCCTTTGTCCGAGAATATCCAGCTGATTTAATTTCCCTTTGGGCGAGGAGCGAAATGTCATAAGCCACTTTGCGAGATTCTTCAACGGCTTCATCTCCCATAGTTTGAAAGGTTTTTGCAAGTTTGCCCAGTTCGCGTTTGGTGAAGGCGCTGAATTGAACATTGTCATTCACTTCGCTTCTCCAATATCTCTAGGGCGGTTATAACATCTTCCGCGTTATCCCAGTATTGATGCGGTATTCCTGTGGCTATTGCCAGTTCTATCAGGAGTCTGCTGAGACTCCCGACTGGGTGACTTTTGGGTCTGACTCACCAGCGCTCACATCTGAAACTGTTTCCATCCAGATTTCAAAAGCTTTTACTGGCTTACCAGCTGATTCTCTTTTCATAGCGTTATACGCCAAGAATAAGAGATCCCATACGCCTATCCCATCGACTGCCGATGAGACTGTCTTGGAAGTAGTGCGTTCCCACTTAGCCCACTCAGGCGGTTGCGCAATATAAGTTGCACTCTCGCCTGAGTTATATTCAATTGTGATTGGTAATTTCATAGCTCCCGATGCTCCGATCTCTTAGCTGAAGGTCTCTGTTGGTGTTCCAACGACTGTCATCGTCCAAGTATCAGTCAGCGCTCCTGGTGCTGCGCCTCCTGCAGTTGGGAAGATTGGCAATACATTGAAAGCGAATACTGCGCCAGTTATTGCAGTAAATGAAACTGCAAGTGTGGTGTTAGGTGCTGATTCAGCATCTGCCCACATTGCTTCGAATAGTGAGCCAGAAGCTCCCCAATCCTGTAGCAATTCGATTGTGAATGTCCATTGCTTATCAACGGACTTATATGCGCGACCATCGAGAGTTTGATAAGTCTCAATGATTGTCTCGCAGCTTAGAACGGCGCTGGTCGTCTGGGCGTCATAATTGGCTGCATCGAGTGTGAAGGTCACATCGCGCCCAGTTATTACTGTTGTTGGCATTTGGGTCTCCTATGCGGTTTGCTCGTAGCGGACGCTCAAGCGAATATCTGAAACTAGCAGGGTAGTAGTTCCAACTTCAGTTACCGATGGTCTTTCGACTGTAGATAACTCATACTTGGAAGCATCTAGCTCTCCAAGAATACTAATGACTAATTGCTCTAGGTTATCCAGAGCAGCGGCATTGCTGAAATACGCAACGCAAGCCGTTATGGTGTAATTCAATTTAACTCTAGTTGTAGATTTGCCGATAAGTTCTAATTCCATATAAGGTGAATCTGGAACTATGACTATTGCTGGAACTATTGGAGCTTCTGGAACTGAGTCGTAAATATTAGCGGTGCAGGCTGCTAGGGCTGTTTTGATAGCTCCTCTAACATCTGCGGCAATTGTTGATGGCACTAGCCCACCATTGTTTCAACATCAAGATATGGGCCAAGTAAGCCAGTTACTTTGGCAAGTAAATTCTTAGATAGGCGATAAGGGGTAACTGCGAAATCTACGCCTTCGATTGATCCTCCAGCTGCGGTTCTTGCTTGGAATATTTCAACGGAGATAGCCAGAATAGCAGCTTCAGCATTGGCATTTCCGACATAGGTTGATAGTCCAGAGAGCGCAGCATTTCCTGCTGGGATAACATTTTCTTCCAATATGTCTGCATTGGTGATAGCGACTGTGAATACATAATTCGAAATTTCGTCATCAGTTACTGTGTGTGTGCCGTTGAATGGGGATCCGCAGCCAGTAATTACGACGGATTGGCCTTCGGTGAATTCGTGGATTGTTGCCGTCTCAAAGTAAGCAATATTATCTTCAAGCTTGACTTTGTTAATCTTGCTCTGGAATGTAACTAGCATTGGTAGCACTAGATTTTCACTAGCATCTACTATGTCATTTAGATAAGCGTCAGGATATAGGGATGACGAAACGCCAAGAATTGTCCTAAGCTCTGAAGCCGTAACTATTGTTGGCATCTCGTCATCCTTTCAAGCAGTTAGGTGAGCGGCCAGCTCGGGAGCGGACTGGCCGTCACTATTGGGGTTTTATCAGGTCTTATTGATCTTGAATGCTCCAGCGCCAATCTTGGTTGCAATTGCGCCGTAGCCATATAGAGATACATAAATCTCACCGCTGCCAATTACATCAGCGCGCAACTGGAATGTTGGGCTTTCGTAGAAGGTGTAAGCAGCTGGATTAACGACAAGCATTGAGCCGTCAGTATCTGTTGTAGCTGCTGTGTTAGCAGTTACATATAAATCAAGTCCAGCGACATTTCCGCGAACGCTTGTTGGCGCAACTACGCCGCCTGCGTTTGATGGAACTTGCGCGTTGTAGATTGGACGGCCAGAATCATTAAGAGTCATCAAGTTAGCCCATTGAGAAGTATTTGCAATGATATTACGGGCAAATCCCTGAGTATTGCTATAGACCGAAGCAGCTCCGCGAGATACGAATCCAAGAAGCTCTGCAGCTGTTGGATAAGTAGCAAGTGAGGTTGCGTCAGCGGTTGCGCCTGCAATAAGAGCAGCATTTACTGCTGTGTCTGTGACTTTTGCGTAAGCTGCAGACATATTGTTAAGAAGCTCTGTTAGGAATAGTGGAGAGCTGCGATCTAATAGCTCAACGCTGAACTTCTGAGCTCCAGAATACTTCTTGACTGTAACTGTTACGAACGCTGCATTTTGGTCGGTCTCAGATGGTGTTCCTGCCTCTGAAACTTCTGCAACTGTTGGCATAACTGTAATCTTTGGAATCTCAAAAGACATTCCAGCATCAGGAAGAACACCAGTTGAAATTGCGTCAATGTTGCTTCTTGTTGTGTTAGCAAGGCCGTTAATCACTTCGGATAATTGGCGGGTTGGAACGAGACCTGCATTGTCAGTTGTATCTGCCGCAGCAGCTACATATTGACGAGCGGACTCATCACCTAAAGAAGCCTTAATTGTGGCTTCGAGATATTTTACTGGTGAAGGGTCAAGTCTAGGACGGGTATAAAAAGCAGGCCTTGGACTTGTCGCTTCAACCTTGGCTGCTTCTACCGCTTCTTCAACGGCAGGAGCAGGAGCGGTAGTGTCAGACACTTGGTCTCCTTCGGTTGGTTTGTCTGAATCAGCGGTTGCCAAATCAGAATCTTCTTTTACTTCTTCGTTCTCTGATGCTGCTACTTCTTTTACTCGAGCAGAATCAATTGCTGGATCAGTTACTAAAGAAACTTCATCTAGGGTTGCTGAAGTAATTTGCATAACACCTTTGACATTTGTCCATTCATTAATCTGAGCGCCTACGCTAAATCCATCGCGTAGCCCTTCAGTTGCTTCAACTAGGGCATCTTCTCCAGCCATAGTATTTGCAATCTTAAAGGTTGCCTCAATGCCAGCTTTAGTTTTTTTGTGTTTTACCAATTTGCCAATTGGACGAGTGCGGTCGTGCTCTAGTAGAAGCTTCACATCTTTCATTTCAATAGAATCTTCTGCAAATATGGTAGGGCCAACTGAAGTGTTGCCCTGCTCATTCCAAGTTACGATGGTCCCAGTTATGGTCCTCTTGATAGTGTCAGCAGCCGTAACTGCCATAGGCATATTAAGCTTCATTTGGTATTAGATCTTCCTCTCGCTGAATCTGCTCAACGCTCATCGCGCCAATGCGGTTTAGGATTTCATAAACTTGAGCTCTTTCTAACGGATTTCCGCGTAGGAAGTCATCAAGGTCAAAACGCACCATTACCGGATTTGGAACGAAGTCTGGTAATGATAAGCGCTCCTCAATTGCCTTAAGTATTGGGCGAAGTGAGAAATCAACTAATGAGCGCCGTTCATTAACTGCGTTTGAGTAAGTCATTGAAGTTGTTTCGGCGCTCAAGAAGTAGGCAGGGATACCGCAAGCTCTAGCCAATTCCAAAGCCACATATTGGCGAGCTTCAGCAAGTTGCATCGACTTAGGATCAAAGCCAAATTCTTTTAGATCTACATCAGCATTAAGAAATGCAGTAGAACGAGATTGACGAGCAGTTTTCCAAGCAGATAACAAAGATGAAATTCGTTCGGCAGTTAAATTAGTTCCATTTGACTTAAGCACCATAGTTGGAGCAGGCTCTTTAGCATAATTAACTGCTGCGTTTTCAAGATAAACTGCTGCCTGAATAGTTTTGCCAGCGCGATGCAGTAAGCCCTCATCTGGACCATCAAATCTAATAATTGAACCTACGCCGTTGATAGGAACTGGCTTGCCATCAACTTTATATCCTGTAATTGAATCGGTTTGTATATCGGTATCAACTGTAACTCGACTTGGTCTAATTCTTGTCCAAGCTCTTACGCGACCGCCATCGGTCGATGAATACATTTCTAAAACTTGTCCGTAACCTGCACCATACATCCAAATATCTTCAGCTAGCCAGCAATACACTACAAAACCTGCAACTCTTGGGTCAGGCTGATTAATAACGCGATGCGGATCTACATACTCGCCAGTTATGCGATTAAAGGTTGTAAGTGGTAATGAGCCAATCGTTCCCGTAATAATATTCCTAGCGCGAGCTACTGACGGGACGGACATAGCCAATTGTCTAGTTACAGAAACTGGACTTCCCAAAACTGAGAAATAATCAAGATTTTGAAGAGGTTGCAAATTAGCAGCTTGAACATCAGTTACCATCGCTGGCTTTGCAGCTGCAACATTTGGAAATAGGAAATCTCTTATAGCACCCATTGCTTACATTGTAAGCGAGCGGACTTACACTATTTGAATATCTACTCCGCTTTCAGCCATCGTTGCGTAGTGTGTCGCAAGGGCTGAGGCAATCGCTCCACAAATAGTTGTGTTACTTACTTTGCGACCCATTACCCATCCGCCATCACCGAAAGGGAGTTTGACGGCGGATAGGCATTGCTTGGTTAGCTCTTCCTGTCCCGAGTGAGCTAACCGCT